GGTATGGTTGGCGACGTTCCCGGCAGCACGGTCTGGTAGTTCGGATTGGCAGCGGCCGCGCTTGCGTCCGGCGTTTCCTCATCGCCGTACCACAGGCCGGAACGAACAAAGCGCAACGTGACCGGGGCGATTTCAAACAGCCCTAAATAATCGTTAAATGTCATTGGTAGGCTAATGCCGCTGATTGCGTCCGGCGGCCGTCCTAATACCATCGCTGTCAGGGGGTTGGTCAATACGCTGCCCTGTGGCTGCACTTTCAAGGTGACAGGCGTTATCAGGTTGCCATCCCTAAACTGGTCAGCTATGTCCATCAGTTGGGTCAGCTTGGCAAGGTTGCTCAAGGCGATGGCGGCCGTTGTGCCCCTGACAACCAGACTGATACTTTCGATAACATCCTCATAGATTGATTTCCCTGCTATCCTTGAAAAGCGGCGGGAAGATACGGTGGGCGACCAGGAATCATCCAGTAGTTGGTAGTTGGTGTTGTCCACCAAACTGGCCGCGATGCTTCCGTCCCCAAGTAGCATTGTCGTGTAAGCTGTTGGCATTTTATCGTCTCATCCTATACCGGGCTTCAGCGTCCCGGCCTAATTTGTCAAACTCCCGCCTGACCACCTGTCTAAGTTGTGCGGCGTCGTTATTATTGCCGCCGCCCTGAATGACAACGGTTACGGACGGACTGAAATAAAACGCCCCGTTGTTTGTTGTCGTGGTGTTACCGCTCGCCATTGCCTCTAAATTGCTAAGGCCGATTCTACCGACCGCCTCTGAATCGAAAACATATTCATTGCGATGGACTACCCCGGCCACCTCGTATTTACCGCCCATGCCGGTAAAGCCACCGAAAGCATAGCCGCCCTGATTGCCACCGGTCGGACTTGTGCCGGGGTCGTATGGCGTGTTGTCACCACCGCCGCCTGTTGTGCCGTCGCCCTCTGCCTCTGGACCACCGATACCGGCCAGCTTTGCGATAAGGGCATCCACCTGATTGGTCAGGGCGAAAATAGTATTTGATGCAGCTTCGGCGTTAATTTCTAGCTGAAACTCGCTGTCAAAAAAACCCGCCATCGTGTCTAACTCATCGTTCATCAGGCTGATTTCTTCTTTGACCCGATTGGCCTCGACCCACATTTCCCCGGCGGCTATACCGTAAGCGGTGGCCGCTTCATCGGCCGCTGGCTCGACCCCGAACAGCGATTCCTTCACCTTGTCTATTTCGTCTCGCATGTCAGACGTAATACCCCGCGCCTTATCAGCTTTGGTATAGTAGCCCTCTAAGTCACCCTCGACGTCACCCAGGACGCCGCCGTACTTCCCGGTGGCTTCGGCCGTTTGCTCGACCGCCGTTCTGGTCTCGACATAAGCCGCCGCTAATTTAACATTGGTCTCCGCGCTGCTTGTCTCTATTGGCTCGGCCGCTTCCAATGCGTCTATGTACAGGTTCGTCGTAATCTCTAATTCAGATAATGGCGTTTTCATACCGCCGTAAGCAGTCGTCAATTGCTCGGCCCGGTACGTGGCAGCTACCATTGCATCATTGGCGGCGTTGTCTAGCGCAAAGCTCATTAAATCAGTCCGGCGGGTTAAATCATCTGTTGACGAAGCCAATAATTTAATGTTCGTGGTAAGCCCTCTAATGCTCTGCGTTGACCCCTTAGTTCCTAATTTAAGATATTGAAGTCCAGCCTGAAATAGCTGAACCTCGACCCGCGTTTTCCTAACAGCCTCTTCAAAGGTGAGGGAGCTTTCGCTGGCTGTCACGAATCCACCGGCCGTATCTGCCACGTCCAGGAACAAATCAACCAAATCATGCCCCAACGGTATTAACTGCGAATCCAGAGAAGCCGCCATTGTGTCCACAGCTTCGGTTGCCATCGGTAGCACATTTTCGGCCAAGTCGGTCAGGGCTGGAATCAGGGCCAGGCCGATTACCTCGTAGCCATCCCCCACCACATTATTTACCTGCTGCATACGGCCGGTAAAGGTTTCGGCCGCGCTTCTGGCCTGGCCCCCAAACTCTTTAGCCAACTCATCAAGAATGATGGTCTGCGCCCCCATCAAATCGCCCGATTCCTGAAGAACTCGAATCTGGTCTTTCTGGCTTTCTGTGAACGAAACCCCGACCCGCTGCAATGCGCTTACCCCTTTAATCGGGTCGTTTAACGCCTTGCCTAATTGGATGGCAGCCGAATCAACAGAGCCAAATACCTCAGCCATGTCTAAAGCGGTTTCGGTAGCACGTGGGAATACTTCGGCCCCGATGCTGGTGAAGGTGAGCAGCAGGGCTTGCCCCCTCAAAATAGTTTCGTCACCAAAGGTGGTAACTGACTGTAGGCCGGAGGCCATCTTCCCAAGTTCTTCGGCCGTCAGCCCAGCCGCCATACCGGTGCTTTCAACCGTTTGGGCCAGGGCTGATTCAGCGTCCTGTTGAATACCCGCCAACTCTATGCCCTTGCTCATTGTCTTGGCTAGTAGGGCCAGCCCCGCCGCGCCAGCCGCCGCGCCAGCTACCAAGCCGATTTTGAGCGACTTAGACAAGAGATTCAGGGCCTTGTCCGAGTTCTTGACCTCAGTCCCCACCCCTTTTATACCGGTCTTTAGGCTGGTTAGCCCCGCCTTTGCTTCGTTCTTTAGCCGGGCAATTAGTTCTAAATCTGCGCTCATTGTATTGGCCTCAACTGCATCTTAGATAATGTTGCCCGGTTCTTTGCGCTCCATGCGCTTTTCTTCGCTTCTTTGCGTCTTTCCTTTTCGGCCGCCGCCCTCTCCGCATCTTTGTATTCACGGTCGGCGTCAAGGGCTATCAGCAGTTCATCGAGATAGTCAGGCGGTAGGCTCTGCACTGTCCAGAAATCCCAACCGTACAAACGGGCTAGTGCTATCTCGCGGTCGTAGTCACCGGCCCTGATTCGTTCGCCCTGATTAATCCGCCGCCGCCTATCCATCACCTCATCTAAGAATCGGCGTCGGCCTTCGTAGGGTTTTCGTCACCCTCAACGGCCGTCTCGCTTTTCCTGTTCAGTTCGCCGATTCGTTCCAGGGTAGCTTTTACCAGAGGCAAGTCAGGTTGCAGCCGGTCGATATTCTCCCTGGTGCAGGGGATGGTTTTACCGTCGTCGTTTTCAAAGTCCGGCCCTTCCCATCTGAGGACATTATGGCGGAGTAGGGCCAGTTGGTAGGCATTGATAGCCCGGCCGCCTAAGCCCACGAAATCGGCCGATACTTTAGCCTCATCTCCTATCCCCATTCGGGCCAGGATGTAAATGGTATTACCGTTGTCATCAGATACGCCAACTGGTTTGTTTTCAATGAAGAAGCTCATGTTATTCCTTAAAGTGCAGTCCGTGCATTTTGGATTGCCAAGCGCCAACCGGCTCCAAGCGTCGCGTCCTTGATACTTTCAATCATGTAATTGGCAACCCGGTTGCTGTTCTGATTGATACCCCAGCCGGTAAATTTCATCTTACCGTAAACGTCTACCTCGGTATAATTGTAATAGTCGGGGGTAACGCTCTCAATCAGCGGGCCGTTGTGCCGAACCCGTACCTTTGCGGTCGTGTCAGCGGTCCACAAATCGAACAGGGTCATGTCGGGCATTTCAACTTGAATGGTTGTCACCATGCGCACGGCCGCTTTGTCACGGCCGGTCTTGTTGAAGTCCAGAGCCGCCCCGGGGCCTGCGCTCACGTGCTTGTAAGTTACACCCGTGCTGATAACGTGCTGGGCTGAAACGAGCGAATGAGTATCGGTGTATTCTGTCGTTCCAATGGCGTCGCCGCCGGTGTCAATCCATAGCTGCATGGCTACGCCGGGGAACATGGCTCCGGCAATGTTGGCGGCCGGGGTTGGGGTTGCGATGTCGGCCGGGAAGCCGCCCGCGCCCGAAACGGATACCATCAAGCCATCGGTTCCGTTGGCGTCATTGCTTAAAGTCAGGCTGTCAATCATGCAATAGTCAGCTACCAGAGACTGCACGTCTAAGTCCCAAATCATGGTAGCCGCCTTGATGTCATCGGCCGTCATGGTTGGCACGAAAGCCCAAAGGCGGGTAAGCACACCGTTGGTTGGCGTTGAGGGCGAGGTCAACGGGACAACCGCCATGTTCGCCAGGACGGGCAGATAATTCACATCTGCTTGTCCTTCCAATGTCCAGGCTGAACCCTGTCGGGCGATTTGGGGCCGGTACACGCTGGCAAGTTCGCCGCGTGATTCTGCTGGTTCCAGGTAGTCAGCGCCGGGGGTAATCAGCCCTTGATAATTAAAAGTGTGGGTTGGGGTCGTTACGGCCGTGCCTCTGGTCGTCTCAAGGGCCAGGTGCATTCGCTCTACGAAAATTTCACTCATTTTTTACCGTCCTTTTCGGCCGCTTTCTTGGCCTTTACCTCAATATAAAATGGAGAGGCCTTAACCGCCGCCCGGTAGTGTGGTTTCATAGCCTTGACTTCATCGGCCGTCAAGTCCCGCAGAGGAACCCCATCAAGCCATACGCCTTCCGGGTTTTTCTCTGCATCATATTTAAAAGCTATATCGCTCATAGTGCGTATCTCCTAATTCGTTGTCATTGCTTGCGCCCATGACTGTTTCACTGGCAATTCAAACCTGATACCCCAGTAAACCTTGCTGAACCATTGCAAATGAGTATCAATGTATTCAAAGAAATCACCACCGGGAACGCCGCCGCCTATCATATCGGCCGTCCCTGCCAGGGTTAGATTCTGAAATAGCAACCCGTACATAGCCACGAGCCAGGGTTCAAAAAGAGCGTCGGCCGCTCTAATCTGTTCCTCTGATACCAGCGGGCCGGGTAGTAGCAGCAGGTCAATGTTAGCCGTCCATCTGTGGCGACCTTTCCCGGCCGCAAAGCTGCCCAGTGGCGTTCGTCTGTTCGTGCGGCGGTGGATGATGGCAACGGGCAACATTTCGGCTTCTATCGTGTCGGGCATGGTCAATTGCTGGGCAGGGTAGGAATAAGCAGCCGTTAATGTTGGTTGACCCGTCGGGGCTATCGTGTAGACCACATCTTTCAGGACGGTCAGGGATTCGTTTATCATCCTATCTTTTCCATCAGCTTTCTAAGGTAAGCCTCGTAAATCCTTTGGACCTGCTCCTCTTTTTCTTTTATGACCTGTTCGTCTGTTTGCCAGCGGCCTTCGTGCATCCATGCCTGTGATGGGTCGCCGGAAGCGGCCTGGACACGCGGGCCGTATGGAGTTGCGTTGTAAATCAACCCCAGCCTGTCACCCGCTAAAATCACATACTCATCCCAACCATTTTGCAGTTCGAACGTTCTGACATACTTTTGACCGTCCCGCTCCGCTGGGTATTCTTGCATCCGTTCTTTGAGCAGCTTGAGCGTTTCTTCGGTTGGTTCTGCCAACTCGCCAATCAAATCGTCGAGCTTGCCTAAGTCACCTATTATTTTATCAAGGTTCCGGACTTCCAGATATTCAGTCACTATTTACCCCGCGTCCCGGCGGCGTAAGAGAACATGGTCGGCCGTGACAGTTCGCCAGGCGTGTCAATCTGGTCTAGCTCGGCCTCGGCCAATGCCCGCAATTCAGCCGCTCGTTTCGTGGGGTCAAATATCTGTTTACTGTAACTCGACCCTTGGACGCTAACGGATAGGGAGGTGATTCTAACCACCGCTGGGGCAAGCCGGGCCGCTGCCAGATAGATAGCCGCCCGGCGCAACCTGTTGAGCGTTGCCGTGTCCGTTTCGCTGTCGGCCGTTGGATACCGTTCTATGACCTCATCCCAGGCCGCACCGATATAGACGTCTGATTCGATGGTCTTATCGGGCAACGTGGCCGCGTCCAGTGACGTATCAAGCACCGCACGGATTTGGGGATAGACGGCGACAGTCAGCAAGTTAGGCATTATTTCTTGTCGGCCTTGCCAGCTTCGACCAACAGCCCCTCATGAATCTTCTGCTTGACCAGGGCGGTATTAGCCACTTCGTGAACGGTGTCATTACCGTGGATGAAAACCTCGACGTCTGGATGGTCGGGATGTCGTTCGTACAAGACGACCTTCTTGTCCTGATTGACGGCCTGAACTTTAATCATTTTTGTTGCCATGTTTTAAATCTCCTAATCTAAATCAGATAACTAAGCGGCGGCTTCTAAAGCTGCCAGCGTTGCCGCCGTGATGGTGAAGGCGTGCCAGGTAAGCGCACTGGTGCAGATGGCGACAACCATCTTATTGGCTGAAACGGTTGACGAAACAGACGCGCCAGTACCGCCGTTAATGGCGACGGTTGCCGGAGCGGATGACTTCAACTCGTAGCCGTTCGCCCCCACGTACAGAACCACAATCGTACCGGGCGTTGGGGCTGGTAGAGCGACAATGTGAGCCGCGTTAGCAGACGTTACCGCCACGAATTGCAATGAACCAGCGTCGGCAATTATGCCGGTTGTCAGGCCGTCAGACGTCGCTGTTCTGGCAACCGATGGCGGAGTTAGATTTCCGGTTACGTTGCCAGTTAGGGACGCGACAATGGTGTCGAAATTAGAATTACCCATGTAAACCTCCTAGACCCTAAAGCCTAATCGTTAATATCCAGAAGTTTGACCGCGTTGCTGTCCAGGATGGCGAATCCGCTCACCTCAGTCATGGTCATGACCTGGGTCTGGTTGGTGATAAAGCGTTCGGTTTCGGCGATGTTACCACCGATTTCTACCACATGTTCCAGGGCAAACCGCTTGTCAAAAGCCGTGATGGTCAGGGAGGGGGCTTCGGACGTCCAGCCGTAGCGCACGTTATCCGAAGTGGCGTTGATGGGTGACAGGTTTTGGACCATGCCGCCCAGGTTCAAATTCGCCAGCGGGATATTCGCAGAGCCGACATTCAACGTCAGCAACTGCAGGGCCACCGCTTCAGTCATCAGGGCGGTTGTCATTACGTAGGGCTGTACGAACTTCAGTTTGAATTGAAGCCAACTCGACAAATCGAGCGTCCCCAAAGTGCCGCTGAAATCGCCGTTCAAATCCCAGGTGACAGGAACTGAATTACTGTTGCCGTCGCCAGCAATCAGGACGGCAAGGGCGGCCGCGACTTTATCAATCTCGGACTGCACAGCCGCCATACGAATGAACCAGGCCAGCTTGTCAACTCGCATCCGGCGAAGATGCTCATAAGAGGCCGAAAGCCCCCGGCCGTATTTGTGCAGACGGATGGTGTTGTCGCCGCCGGTGATGGTAGCGATTGGGATTTCTGCGCTCTCGCCAACCCGGTATTTGCGGAGTTGTTCAGCGTCGTGGGTCAGGTAAAAGCTACGATAATCCTCACCGTTAATCGGTGTGGTCATGGCAACCAATTCACTCAGGGGGATGGCTGGCTCGACACGGTTGTCAATGCGGGGCGACATGCTGTCAGAGTACGGCCGTTGAAAGCCGCCGACTACGCCGTCACCAGATAACAGAATGGCCCGCTGACCCTTGTCGGCGTGGGCAACCTGGCGCCAGTTGCGAGCGAAGAACTCCGTGTAAAGCATTCGCCCGCCTTGAGTGTCAAAAAAGCCGGTAGCAGGTGAGGCCCAATAACCCGCTTGGGGATTGGAGCCGGTACGAATACCGGCAATCTGAAGCATCCGTTCGAAAGCGTCCAGGCCGTCGGTCGGTTCTGATGGGCTGGCAAATTCCAGGGCGCGTGTCAGCGTAGGGGCATCTTCCACCCCGCGTTCCGTCATGTCTCTGGAAACTTGCCGGTAAAATTCTACAGGGCCGTCCTGAAGTCGTTGCCACATTTCGGCCGTCGATAATGCGTTAATTTCTGGCATGTTTATCTCCTTAATATCTGGCCCGGTTAAAGGCGAACGACAACGGCGGTTGTGGTGCTGCTGTCAATAATAGTGCCGCGCTGGACACCCAACTCGGCGGCGGTGGCTGTGGCTACTTCGCGGATATAGCCCTCGGCCGATACCAGCAAGTCGCCGACAATCGCTTTACCGACTGTCAGGGTTGCACTGGTCCCAGCCGGGAGGGTCATGTAACCACCAGCCTGAACGACACAAAAACCATCGTCCATTACCTTGATAAGTTTCCCTTCAATGCCCTCGCCGTCGCCAGCGAGTGTTACCTCGGCATCGTCAACCAACGACACCGCCAGCCCGACTGAAGCCGAACCGTTCACGGCCGTTGCCGAATAAACGATAGAGGCGTCGTGGGCATAGGTGATGTTGATGGGTTTGATTTCGTCGAACCTGATGGATGCTCTTGGGTCTGCCATAATTTAAATCTCCTGTTTGATAACTAAACTTTGTAGGCGTTGGCAGGAACAAGCGGCCGGTTATCGGGCTGGCGTTCCTGGGACACACCTTCATCTTCACTCAAACGGCCGCCCTTCAAACGAGCGTCGCCGGTACTACGCCAATCATCACGCATCTGGCGCATGACTTCGGGCGTCGCGTTCTCAAGGATGGTGCGATACCGTTCCTGGGCAAACTCCGCCCCGATTGCCCGGACGCCTTCGGCCAGGGCCTCATCCACCAAGTCGGCCCGGTACTGGCGACCGTCTTCAGCCAGTGGGGTCAGCCGCTCAACTTCGGCCGTCAAATCTGCAATCTGTCTGGCCTGTGCTTCCTGTTCTTCGGTTACGTTTTCACTCATATTTGATTCTCCTTTAATAGCCGCCGGTGTGAATACAGTCCGGTGCGGCAAATGAATACGGTAGCGATTCTCCAAAATCCCTATGTTTTCCGGCGATAGGTTCCCCTCGTTTACCTCGTGTTCAATTTTACGAATGGTTGCGCCGGGGGTTGCGCCTTTATAGACTAGGGAGTATTCTGCCAAGTTAGCCCCGTAAATCGTGGCGGTTGCTACTACGGCCGATACGCCGTTCTCTCCTTCGACTTGATATTCAACCCCGCCTATGTGGGGGCAATCAAAAGAGTGATAATTATTCTTGCAGATGTCGCATATGTGACGGCCACCATAAAAGCCAACCGATATACTACGAATGATTCTGCTTTCAACGGCCTTTATATAATCGTCTGTGCTGGCGAAACTATGGCCCCCGCCAAACTGGATACCAGGAACCGTGTACCAGTCCGAAAGAACAACGCCAGCCCCGTCCTCCCCCTCACTTGTTTCGCCCGTAAAAGAATAACCAACCCCAAGCCGCCGTGATTCGTGGCTATCCAGAACGGACACGCCATTCGCAGCGTGGCGAGCGAAATTATTAAGCGTGGTATCCGGATCCATTCTCGTAAAATAGGCGTCTAGCCTATTACTGCTTATTTCTGCGGAGCGGACAAACGGTTCACCAATACCAGCCAAGGCCGGATGCTCCCTAGCCTGTGACGGTAGGATTCTGGCTGGATAGGTGTACATTTCTTCGTTTATATCTTCACTCATTGATAACTCCAATCTGTCGTGTACACAAACACAAACGGCCCAGCTTCACAGTTGATTGTGATAAGCTGGGCCGTCCATTGGGAAGGGCCATATATAATTATTACTAGGTGGCTCAGGTTGGGGCCGGTGGCACCCAAGCATCTAAACCACCCGCTTACAGTTTATTCTAAATTTGGCTTATCGTCAAGGGGGTAAAGGAAAGGCCGCTATGATTGAAACATAGCGGCCGGGGCGATAGCGGAGCAAAGTAGAGACGGCGGGCAACCTGATTTACTTTGACTCCAATTTTACAGCGATTAGACTTTTCTGTCTAACCATGCGTAGCTTACTACAAATCACTCCGGTCGTCAAGTTCAGCGCAATAAACCCGCCGTTCGTGAGTGATTCGCTTTGTCATGACCACCCGCCGGGAGATAACCCGGGCCGCCAATAGCTCATCTTCCAGCCCGACAAGCTGATTGATTAGCGTTCGCCGCCGCTGTACTTTTTCGGCTATCTCAGGAGGAACGGCGTGTAAGGGTATCATAGGGTGACAATTTCTTCTTCTGACAATGACTGCCAATACCTATTTAGCGTCCGTATGAGGATACCGCTACTGACTCGCACGCTCGTTTCAATTGGAATCTTTCTGGGTAGGCCATCTAGGCCGCTATCCATTACCGCAAGCCAATCAAACTTGTCCATTGCATCGCGGGGGAGAGCGTCGGTAGGTTTAACTTCACCTCCGTCCACTTTGAATAGTTGACTTACAATAAAGTCTCTAAACTGTCCAGGAATTAAAGTTATATCACTCATCTTTGCGTAGTAAGTTGTCATAACGGCTTCTGTTCCCGGTTGGCTGGTTGGGATTGGCGGGGGTCGGGGTCGGATTTAAGCTCTCCGATTATCAAGGTCTTAGTCTCGGTACCGTACCCCGCGTAAAGGCCACTGCCCCAATACCTTAATTTGATATTCTCCCTGTTTCCGCTGGTAAAAGAAACCAGCGGCCCCTCAGGAGATAACTCCTCGATTACAATCTCATTGTAGGCATTGTGTGTAATTGGAACTTTCATCACAACGACATCGCCCGGCAAAATGCCGTTTTGGTAGAGCCTGATTACTTCGTTTTCGTCCATCTTATTCACCTGTCCAAATATTTTCCGGAGCCGTCCACTCATCGGTGTCATTGCGCAAAATCATCTTCTTAATCTCAGGCGGTAACTCAGAAAACGCTTTCGCAAAATCGGCTATTGCCCTTTCCGCAATGGTCGCTTCGTAGGCAACCGCGTTTATCTTCTCGACAACATCAGGAACGTATTTATTCGCCATACCAACAGCCTTAATCTGCCTTGCCGCCTCTTTCAACCCGGAAACATCAGTTCCCTTTACAGTCTCTTTCTTAATGTTTATTTTAGCCGCCAGTCCAAATATCCTCCGGGATAACCCACTCATCAGTTTCTGGCTCTGCCCAGCATCGACAGTTTGGATGCAAAGGGATAGCCCCGACAACGAAGCCCCTCACGGCTGGGTATCGTTCACCCTCTAAGGGAGCGCAGACCGGACAAGCCGTTTCAACCGTCCTGTGAATCATCCAATCAATACCATTTTTAGAATACGTTAAGGCCAAGCCGCCCCTCGACGATACGATACTTTCCGTTGCCGCAATAGCCGTTGACCGGGTTGCTACCCTGTTAGCCATCCATGTTCCCAGGTTGTCGATTAGCTCCGCGTCTGTCAGACCAGCCGCCCGACCCAGCGTAATCTGTCGGGCCAATTCATTGGCCGTTGTTTTGACCAATGACCGACTGCTAGCCTGGGTAATCAATCGGGCCGCGTATCTTTCAACCTGATTGACGATTGCGGGATTAGTTAGATTGAACGTGCCCGGTAATCCTAATTCAGCCAATGCCAGCCCGCCCCCGACATTGACACCCCTTCTCAGGTATTGAATCAGCACGAACAGCAGAACGGCCGTCGCTGCATCGTCAGCGTATTGTGATAAAATCCAGCGTCTGACTTCGGCCTCAGTGCCAACGGGCACGGCTTCAATGCCGTCACGAAATGGGTATCTATAAAAACTCTCTAATGCCGCTTCCATAGCGGCCGTGAATTCAGCTTCTAATTGCAGTTCCTCAACAGTCGGCCCGTCTGATAGTTGGCGAGTTCCGGCTAAGGGGAGAGCGGCCGTTAGGGCTTTGTGAAGTCTAAGCATCCTTAGTCACCGCCTGCGCAAAGACGAACACCGGCCGCACTATCCCCGATTGGGGGTCTTTGTCATTTCGGCCAGCGTAAGATACAGAAGCCCCGCCAAGCAGACACCAGCCATTCGCAACAGCCTTGTTTACAGCGTCCTCAAAGCCCTCGCGATGCACATCAATCCTGACAACCAACTTGTAACTAGTGCCCATTTGATACCGCCTCTGATAAAACGACAATCTCCGCGTCAATCAACAAATTGTGCCACCAGCCGCCCGCCGGATTAGGTTCCGTATTCGCCACCCAATCGGCATTCAATCCGAATACCGCGAATCCCCTCTCTGGGTACGCCTCATCAATTCGCCGCTGGGCATCTTCGGCCGTCTTAAAAGCATAGCCGCCGGGGTAGTTTGGCGAGCCGGGATAGTCACCCCTGCCGGTCTTGTAAACAGCGCCATACTCGGCGATGGCAGCCATGTAATTCTTTTTGTTGCCGATTGTGTAAATCAAATCACGCGCCTCTTTCAAGCCTTGCTCTTCCTCGTTGTACAACCTGATTCGCTGTGATGTGATGGGGGAACCCTTACAGGATGGGCACGGAACGTACATCCAACCCCTATTTCTCCCCCACTCAATCACCTCTAAAGCGGTGATTAAAACACCATTTTTGAACTGCCCAAAACCAAAGCACTGAGGGCAATTTTTAATATGTGGCCGAACATAACAATCCTCATCTACGCACCATCTTAGTTCCTTGCTCATTTAGCGCACTGCCTCCTTTGCGTACCCGTTGCTGTGTACCGGTGCGTCAACCATTCTCAACTCCACCGCCGCCCGTGCTGCTCTGATTTCCAAAAGCAATTCTGCTAAATCTTGCACCGGCTCCGGCAAATCATCAGGCGAACGACCACCCGTCAAGGAGCGTATAAAATTCTGCTGGTTTGTCGCGTCGCTGTCGGCCTCCTCACTATCGCCATTATCCTGGATAACGTCCGGGCCACCGCTCACCCGTTGTACACGTGGTTCAGGTGCATCGGCCGCGTGACCGGTAATAGCCTCGCTTGCCTCATCCTGGCTAATCCAGCCAGATTCATACTTGGATTTCTCATTGGCAATTTGCATGGCCTCAACTTGGGCGTCTCGTAACAATTCAGCCGCCCGTACTTCTGCGAATCTAAATTTAACAGTGGACGCTATGCCCTGCGCTTCTAGTGCCAGCCCGAACAAACGGCCTAGCATCGTCTCGGCTAAATGCTGCAAGCTCTTAATGCCAGCGATTTGAATTTCCCATTGGCGGTTGGAATTTTGTTCCGTAGCCCCGTCGCTGATACCCATGAGCAAGGGCATCATTTTCATACCCCTGGCCGCCATTCTTTCCAGGGCCGTAATGAGCGCGTCAATACCGCCCAGCATGTCGCCGCTAACCGTGCCCACCGGCCGATTGACTTTGATAAGGGAGCTATGAACATAGGCATCATCGGGTTGCAAGCCGTGATAAACACTTCTAATCTCATTCATGACGTCCGTAACCCAACTGTCAAACTCGGCTGTTCCTGGTTGAGCGTCTGGTGGGGAAATAGCCGCCAGTGCCTCGAAATCAATGGACAGGTCTAAGCGCGGGTATCCTTGCTGGCTCACCACCCGGCGTAAGTCATGCAGCAGTCCCAGCAGGAACAGGCTGGTGTGCAGTGCCGGACTAACCAGCGGACGGCCGTAAGGCGAGCCGGGTAACGGGTCCAGGGGAACGTATCGAATTGTCGGCCGGTCTAACGCAACCCAACCGCTGTATTGATACTGGCCCAGCCGCCAAACCGTGCCGCGTACATCATCCTTGACGCGCTCAAATCGAACCGACAACGGGTCTGGCGTCGCGAAGTCTACCGGCATCCGGCCGTTCCTGTCCAGGACAAGCTCCGCTAGAAACGCGCCCCGCAGGAATACGCCGATGAACATGCGATTTATGACCACATCGAACGAGCCGTAATAGTCCGATAGCTGATTGATAAAAGCATCAACGGCCGCCTGTGCCTGAGTATCTTCAACCTCACTACCCGGCTTCTCGCAGTAGACCTCATAGCCTGGATTGCACAGCCTGATGAAATTCCATAGGCCATTACTCACCTCAGGCGACAAGTCCACCATTAGCTCTAAAAGTTTGGCAGGTGACAGGGTGTCGAGTGTTTCACTGTCCAGATTCAATGACCGCCAATCTTGCTCTGATTCGGCCGGGGCAACAACGGCGAATGAGCCGAAATAATCCCCGTTCGCTTTGTCGAGTGACAGACGACCGCCCGCAATGGCCCGGCGGTCTATGCGCTTACCGCTGACAGCCGCTGGTGCTGGCGTTAGAGCCGCCCGTAGTGGTTGCAGCCATGAAAATGGTCTTGAGTTAAATAGTCCCATAATGTTATCCTCTAGGGTTCCAGCCCGATGTTCCCATGCTGGCTAGTGTGGTGGCCGGTCTTGTGAAAGTCATGTCCTTTTCATAGGCATACCGAACCCCGTCAATCAAATGATTGTTTTTGTCTACGGGCTGCCTGATTGCGTTGCCGTCTCTGTCCTTTTTCCATCGGTACTGTTGGAACTCATTTCTCGAATTGATACAACTCTGGTCAATGATTATTTCTTGCTGTTGAAGCCACTGGATACCATGCAAAACACTGTCCTTTCCTTTCTCGGCCGCTATTGCGTTGACCCCGTGATATTTTAATTCAACAATACTCTTAGGTTCCGCACTGTCACACGTGATGTATTGACGGCCGATTAAATCCGTAACCTCTGAGGCTAGTATATCATTAGTTAGTCCGCGCTCATATAGCTCTTTGTAAATGTATATCCGCTGCCTCGATTTGTCGTAATGGGTAACAGCAACGGCCGCCGGGTCGTTTGAGAATCCAAAGTCCAGCCCGTTTCGATAGTTGGCGAACTGGTCTAGCATCTCGCTTAAGTCTTCAACCCGCCAATTCTTGAATATTATATCACCCAAAATACCCCAATTCCCAAACGTGTAAACGTCCCGATAGTATTCATCCTTTTCGTTTTCCAGGTCGTAAACATCAGCGGCTGTAAGGAATTTGTTGTGGATGTACCACGTTTTGAGAATGGTTAAATCATCGCTGATGTATTCTGTTTGGTCATTGACCCATGCTATCGGGCTAAAATATTCCTGATAAATCCAGTTGGATAGCAGGATTGGATTGAAGGTTAGAAACAGGCGTTTCGGCGTTCCTTCGTCGCCGCCCCGCTGCCGTTTGTATAGCTGGAGGATGCTGTCGCGGATGGTTTCAGTTGCCTCCTCAACCCATATATCTGTTATAGCCCCCTCTATCGGTGTCATTGACTTCAACTTCTCAACATCGTCAAGGCCAGCGAACAGCATTTGGCGGTTGTTTATGCAGGTGATGGTGTATTCTGAATTATTGATATTGAATAAGCCGCCAACCCCCCATTTATTTATTACCTTTTTGACTTCTGCAAATACCGACCGTTTGAGCGTCCGGCCAACCTGCCGACAGATAAGATAATTGCGCCCGCCCGCCATTACGTCCCATACGGCCCGTTGCGCCAAAAACACCGACTTACCCGACGAACTGCCCCCAAAATATATTTGCGTACGGGCCATGTTCTCAAGTTGTGGTAGATAGACCTCGTTAAATACGGCCGGGGAAACCCTGACGTCAATCATTGGACAGGGTGACTTTAATTTCTATCGGCCGTTCCTTGTCCCCCAACGAAGGATTGACGGCATCGAATATCTTTTCGAGGGCGCGTTGAGTGTCCCATGTCTCGTAAATAGCCCCGCCCTGACTGTTGTACTTCAGGCCCTTGATAACCCACCCATAGCCATCTTCTTTTAGTTTCTCTATGTCAATAAAGGCCGAACGGCCCACCCCTTGAATGTACGGTGTCATATCGAACCGGGCAGCGTCTGCCATTCTTTTGGCGGCTTCATCGGCCGACATGACAAGATTGTCCAACTCTTTTCTAATGACCTCTGAGAATTTCTCAATCTTCTGAAATCCAACCTTATTAGGCCATTTGTAGCCCGCCCGCCTTGCCGCTTCGGTTGCGTTAAAGGTCTTGAAATATTCAGTTAACCAAATTTCTTCCTGTGGTGACATAACCTAGTAATACCTACCCCCCAGCCTCTATCAAATAACACTGGTCTAGCCCGAACTGTATCGCCCTGCCATCTTCTACGGACAAGGCATTGCATCCAGTTAAGCGACATTTCTTATGGTCAATCAGCGCCACTGGCTCGCCATTGCAATAGAGATTATATTGAATGCTATAGTAATTATTCGATTCCCGCTCCAGCGCAAGGAACAACGAAATAGCAAACACAACAATAGCGACGATATATAAGGTATACCTAACCCTGTCTCTACTCACTATCCCCCTGCCTCATCCACCGGCGAATCCTCAACTACCGGAAAATCAACGAACTTCGATTCGCCTTCCGGCTGGGCTTCGATAACGGCCGGGGATTTCTTTTGTGGAGCCATCAGATACGTCGCCTGATTAGCAGTCAATGCCACCAGCAAGGCCGACACAATACCCCATGCCCCTTGTTCGTCACATGTAACCCCGCTAATCAAGGGACTGTTGGCGCATGATAGCCCGAACGCCCCGATGCTTACCAAGACAAGCAGCCCCAGCATAACCAGTCCCTTTTGGGCCGATGTCAATTTGTCGTACTGGGCCTTAATTCCTGGCACATAAGAAAAGAGCAGCGATAATACCGCTCCTGAGATTCCCGCAAGCAATTCACTGGTCATGATTTTAATTCCCCTTTTGTTTCGTCAATCTGATATAGCCACCAATAGGAACTTCGAGCAAGCTAGGGCCATAATCGCCGTCAATATCGTCCCAATCCCAATCATCAATTTGGTGACTTTCTATTTCGGCCGCTCTTATTTCCTGTTCTGTCAAATAG